GTCCGTTATGGCCTGAGTAATGTAGAGGGCCAGGAGAAGCCTAAGTCCCCAGCTGATATCCTGCTGGGCGCAAGTAGAGGAACACAGAAACGGAGAGTGGAGAAATGATTACTTATAGCCCAGCATTTGAAGCGTGTATGCCGTTCATCCTTAAGGAAGAGGGCGGGTATTCCAACACCCCCGGAGATCATGGTGGGGCCACCAACTTCGGAATCATCCAAAGCGAATACAACGAATACCGGCACATGAAGGGCCTGCCGATGCAATCGGTCCATGCGATCACCTCGGACGAATACCGAGAAATCTATTGGCAGAGCTATTGGCAGCCGCATTGCCCAGAGCTCCCTGATGGCCTCAACCTCTCCGTGTTCAACATCAACGTCAATGGCGGACCGGGCCGAGGAACCAAGCTGCTCCAGCAGGTAATGGGCATCGCCGTCGATGGCGTCTGGGGCCCAGCAACCTCCGCAGCGGTAAAGGCCATCCCCGATGTCGTCGACATCATCCAGGCCTTCCATGATGCCGAGCGGAAGTTCTATCAAGCGATCATTAACTACAATCCCTCGCAGAAGAAATTCGCATCTGATTGGTTTGGCCGAAACGATCGGTGTGAAATCGCAAGCATCGGCATGGTGAAGAAGGAGCCTATGGTATGACGCAATTCCTGAAGAACCTAACGCCGATCCAGTGGTTCGGCATTATCATCCTGTTCAACTCAACCCTGCTCGGTGGTGCTAGTCAGCTTGGGCATCTCTTCATCCCCGACGCAGGGGTCCAAGCAATTCTCGCAGTGGCGACCCTCGGCAATGGCTTCCTTGGGGGCCTTGTGACGATGTTCGGTACCCCCGGTAGCATGGTCCGTTCCGTGTCCTCGTTCGACGGCGTTGAGCCGATTAAGATCAATGCGCATGCTTTGCCTTCGGTGCAGGCTGCGGCAATCGACCCAACCGAAACCAAGATCGGCGCAACCACCCCTGAAGTCCGCGCAACCTTTATCCAAGAGGCCCAGAAATGACCCTTACCCCAGCACAAATGGCGCAAGCCGTAGCCGCTGCCCGAGCAATCGTCGCGGCGCATTCAACCGGCTTTATCAACTACAACAACATGGTCAGCGATGCGCAGATTGCCGCCGCGCTTACCGAAGTCCTCGCAGCCGTAACGGAGGAAACGAAATGAAATGGATTGTGGTAGCCTTGCTGGTGTTCGCAACCCCGGCACTGGCGCAGACGAAGCAGACGAATCCGTTGACGCAGTTCAACGATAAGCTGAAGAAAGACTTCACCAAGACCACTGGGGTCCCTGCGACCGGGGACTTGCCGTTCGATCTCTTGCAGGCCCTAGACGTGAAGCTACTCCCGGACCTCCAGTACAGCCTACTCCTAGCTAAGGCAACCAAGAACGCCATCACGGCCAATTGCTACGATGCTTGGATTGCGATCATTCAGGTCCAGCAAACCGCTGTGCAGGATGCCTCAGGGGTCGCGATCCCGGTTCCGACGCCGCATATCATCACCGACTTCGAGCGGCTGGTGGAAATCCGAAACATGCTGCAACCGGATTCGCCTTTTATGACTGCGTGTTCGCCAGTTGCGAACATGGTCAAAGTCGACGTAACCAACTTCATCGGCCTAGTGGTCGGCGGAGGTGCGAGCCTATCTACACTAGTCCCCGGGCTCTAACACTTGAGATCGGTCCATGGAACATATGGAATACCTAATCGGCGCAGCGGTCCAGACGATCTTGTTCCTTGGAGGTGTCTATGGGATGATCTTGCGGAACGATGCGAGTAATGAATCAATCAGAGGAGAGGTTAGAGATATGCGCGAGGAGTTGAAAAAGCTCGCGCAGGTCATTATCCAACAAGCTGTTCAAACGAAGGAGATTGAGAATCTGAGGGAACAATTGACGATGGTACAGCGTACTGTAGAGGACCTGCGTAGAGGTAATGGGTTTGTACGTGGAAGAGGTGGGGTGGATGGGGAGTATAAGGGATGACGTATGAAGAAATGGCTGCGTTGGCAACGGGGATTGGGGTATTGCTGAATGCGGTGGTCACCGTGTTTAGCTTGATACAGAGCATGCGCAATGGTCGAAAGATTGAAGATGTGCACCTTGCGACAAATTCGATGAAGGATGCACTCGTGGCATCTACCGAGAAGGAGAGCTACGCTCGCGGGGTCAAGGCTGGGGAGAGCGGATCATTGAACCTGCATGATCCCTAGACAAGGTTCCCATCGACATCGATATCCGGGACCTGGGCCTTGTAACACTTCAAGCCAGTGCGCTTATCAATAGCCACTGGCTTGATCATTTCTGCGGACTCCATAACCTTGATTACGCGTTCGATGGAGTGGAGGGGGATGCGTTCTTTGGCGAAGGCGATTATCTTGCGCTCTGGTACTGGTCCGCGAACGCCGGAGGTGAGCACAAAGTGATATATCTCATCCATGGCTCTAGCATCAGCATTACCGGCTCCTGCTTTGAAAATGTCAGGCATAGTCTCTTCTGCTTCGAGGAGCCATCCCATTGCTCTGTTAAAATCATCCCTAGTGAGCAGAAGTGTGTCTGATCGGTCGATTGCGGAGACCATTGACAGCTTATAGAGATGGACCCGTCTTCGAGTAGCGTAGTGGATGAGCTTGGGATGGGTGGGGACTGGTTCTTCTCCAAGGGCTCTCCAGCCGTTGACTGCGTTTCGATATTCCTCGGTGACCTCGAAGCGACCGACCAGACCAGAGATGCTGTTGAGGTCGTGAACAAGATCAGGGTTAAGACTAGCGTCCACTTCAGCAAAGTCATCGCCGATGGTCCTTTCGTCTGAGAAGATCATGATTGTTCGGGAACAGAACCCTTGCTCCCATGCGGACTCTGGGAGGTACTTGAGGAGTGTAGAGGGGGTGGCTCCGCAGATGAGGTTGAGTTGCGGGAGCGGGATTTTGATATTGAGATCGTTGCCCCGCCGGGTTTGCCCGTAGGGCGTCGTGTCGTAGAATGCTGACATGGTGCCGATGGCTTCTTCGTCGTAGGCTTTCATGAATGCTGAGAGTTCGTCGCCGGTGATGTAGAGGGAGTTGTATTCTAGGGTATCCATTTCCCCCCGGTCATTGATCACGATCTTCCGCTTGGCTTTGGTGAGTGCATCGATCATCGAGGACGCAGACATCGAAGTCGGTGCAGCATGGGGCTCTGGGGTCTCTAGGTAGTATTTCTTCGCAGCGCGGATGCTCCGGGTCTTGCCCACCCCCGGATGCGCCACGAGGAAGCAGTAGACATTCGGATGTAGCTTCTCGCTACCCGAGACTACGTAGACCTTCTGCTCTACGGCAGCGGCGATAACGGAGATCGCGGCCCACTTTCGAAATATGTAGGGGGCCTCTAGAACCGCCGTCTGCTCAACGAATGATTCGATCCATGATCCCAACCTCCGGCCTGCGTGTCCGTTCGTCGTGGCCTTTGTAGTCTTTGAGCCCGTCGACGTTGTCATTATTCGACTCCCCCTTGTTCCAACCTACTTTGCAATCGTAAGGAATGGCAAGGGTTCGGCCGTTGGCGAGGGGGATTTCCTCCACGAGCATGGAGCGGAGCAGGGGAATGATTTCATCTTCATATTCTTCTGGATACATCCATGTGAGAGCATCGTGATCGTGCATCATTATGTAGACGGTGATGGAATTGGCCTTGGCCCAGCGCCAGATGCGGAGCATGGCTCTGTTAACTATGTCTGCCAAGGACCCTTGTGGATCATAAGCGACAGCTTCCCTCCAGACAGCAGGATCGTTGCGTCTACCGAAGAACCAGCGCTTGCGCCCTGTAAGCGATGTAAGGTGTCCAGATCGTTTAAGCTGATTATCAACCCAACCATGCCATCTGATGTGACTAGGGAATGCTCTGAAATATTTCGGTTGGAAGTCTCTAACAACTGTTTCAGGGAGCTTGGCTTGCTGGGCGAGGGTGCTGGCTTGTCCTCCGTAGTTGCTTCCGTGGCCGAGCTTTTTGCACATGAAGCGGTAAGTGTAATGTCGATAGTATGGATGCTCGGCGATATCTTTATCTCGCTTGAGGTCACCGGTCCACGGAAGATTAGGCCAACAAATTCTTGCAACAGCTGTGTGAATGTCTCCTGACTCGACAGCATCTAAGTATCTCCCGTCGTTGAAGAGGTTGTGTTCGATTGCTCCGACGCAGTAGCTTTCACCGGACTTCGCGTCGAATTTAGCAAATTTATAGCCTGAGTCAGCAACGAATACGCTTCTGAGAGATTCTTCGATGTTTTGCAGATTGCCTCCTGTTCCAAACTCCGAATAGCTAGAACTAAACCGTCCCGTGCTCGTACCAGCAATATTGTAAGAGGTTCGCATTCGTCCATCTGGGTCCACTCCTGTTTTCAGCATCTTGATCTTCGATGCGAGGTCTGCAATTGCGTTCAGGTGCTCGACGATCGGCTTCGCTACAAGGAACACCCCAAGCTTCTCTCGGGCATCACGGTCGGTGGTCGGTCGCCCGCGCTTCAGGATCGGTGGGATGCCGAGGTGTGTGTAGAAGAGCTTCTGGAGGTCGGGCGGGGATCGTGGGTTGAAGCGAGGCATCCCGACCCCGTCGAGGACGATTTGCTCTAGCTGGCCTTCAAGCCGGTCGATCTTGTCGAAGTAGTCGTCGAGGACTTGGGCTTTTCGATTCGAATCGACCAGCACGCCCCGCAGTCGCATTTCGAGAGCAGGACCTTGCAGCCCACGGCTAAAGGTATAGGTGCTAGATGTCTGAGCATCGAGTTGCGGATGTATTGCATCCAAAACCTCTTTTGTGATAACGACATCGAGTCCATTATAGACTTGGTCATTTTCCCAAGCATTTAGCTCTCCCGGCACAGTTAGATCAGTTCTAATGATCCTCACTTATCCCTGCCTATCGTTTGCTCTTTGTGTTCATTCTTCCAAGGCCCATGATCGGTATAAATCGATCCCAAATACCCCAATCCCTTCAACGCTTCGGGTTGTAGCGCATGATGCAGGAGCATTGTGTCATGAGTTGCTCCCATTGTGCGCAGGCCATAGGCTCGCCAAAGGAATGCAAGATCGTACAATCCATTCTGGAACACTTTGCGTACGGTTGAATCCTCAAGCACCGAACGTATAAGCTCCCAACACTGTCGTTCAGCTTCCGCAGTAGGCCAATAGCTTCCGTTCTTTGATCGCGAGTCATGGATCGGAATAACAAGAGCAAGGTCTGATCTGGGTGCAAATCCGATGCACGTAACCTGCGATCCGCTTGTCTCAATGTCGACAGAAAGGATTTCACAGCCGTTGGTGATGTAGGTCGATATGAACGTTTGGATATCTTGTAGACTGGGCTCGATCCAGATTTCACATTTCGGGCGACGGACATCGGGGAAGTCCTTCTCGCGGTTGATCTTGGAGAGGTCTGCTACTGTGGTGGGTCGGAGTTCGTATTGTCGGAGTACCGCAGCAGGGTGATAAGCACATAGAAGCTTATAGCCGCTAATGGTATGAGTAGAGACGCAAGTAGTTCCACGAAGTTTAGTGATACCAGTTCGACCCGCCAGAGCCCATAGAGCGCTATTGCCCAAAGCAACAATGAGGTTAGGGTCATGGCTAAGGATTTCTTCACCAAGCCGGTCGAGTTCATAAGCGTACTCCTTTCTCACATACCCCGACTTCACCAGCGCAGGGTAGTACGGGATGCCCTCGACCTTTGGTCCGCAGAAGTGTTTCAAATCATTGCGGGGTGGATGTTGCTGGAAGACGTTCGTCCGGTAGACCTCCGGATGCATCTGCCAAACGGCCTCGGTGCAGTTGGGGTCCTGGGTGGTCCAGAACTTCGCGATGAGGGATCGGTCTTCGGCGGTGAGGACGATGACGCGAGCATCGTGGAGCATCCGCAGAAGCTCCACGCCCGAGGCCCCAACGAAGCCAGAGCCGATCTTGGCTTCGTTCTCACCCATGGCTTCGCCGCACAATACTACGGGCTTGGTCACCTCAGCCCCTGCAACCGCCGAATCTCATCATCGATATACCACTGGGCCTTCTGGAGGTGCTCCACCGGGTCCCCCTTGTCCATATACCGCCAGAGGTATTTAATCGCATTGCCCACGTTGAAGTTCATATGTCGGGTGACTTCGATGCACTCGATCCCTGAGGGGTGCTTCCGGTAATGCGCCGGGTTGATGACGTCTTCCGGGACTTCGTTACCCCGTTCCTCTTCATCAACCACACGATCGATCTTTCCGTCCTGTGCAAGGCTTCGCAGATCGCTGATATAGTCATGCCTTCCCTTCGGGCTGAAATCGCTAGGCCTTTCTCCAGCGGCGTCATTGGGAGATGCGTCCCCACTCTCGATCCCGATCTTCGTGACATCAAACGGTTTCTCCATATCTTGCACGTATTTAACCTCACCCGGTTTCATGAATCCTCTGCGCATTGTGATCTCCCGATGAAAATGGGCGGCGGAACCGAAGCCCCACCGCCCGAGTTAGGGCTTACGCAGCAAGGGTTCGCGCTACGGTAGCCCGGAACCGGCCTGTGTCCCCGACCGGCTCGTGTTTGATGAAGATTTTCACCTCCGAGTTCGGGACCTCGTCGATGCAGGCCGCGAGGGTCTTGCCCTTGGTCTCGACGCCGCAGTTTTTGATGAAGTCGGTGAGCATGAAGGCGGATTTCTCGGTGATGTAGAAGGTGTTGTCGATGGTCTTGCCCGCGAGGCCATCGGGGAAGGCCTCGTTGAGTTCTTCGGTGTCGACATCGTCGTCCGGCGCGACGATGTGGTGGGTGAATTTGAAGAAGTCGGTTTGCTTCTGCGAGGATTTCCCGCGCTCGGGGAGGCCCGCGATGACAGTGGTGTAGGTGCCGACGGGGAGAAGAGCCGGCGGTTGAATGTCATCAGCGGGGGTGTTCAGGATGTCTTCGAAGGAGGTTGTTTCGTTAGTCATGGGTGTATGGTTCCTGTTAGAAGGGGATGTCGTCGTCGGGGTTGGGAATGGTAGGTCTAGCTGGCGGGGCTGTGAGTGGCTGTTCTTGCTCCTCTTTAAGCGCTTTGATTTCTTTCCCAAGAAGCGTTTCGATGTCAACGTAAAGGCCCGAGGCCCCGTACCCATTGATTCGAGATAACGCTTCAAGGGAAATGGAAAGGTTCTTGATTCGTAGTGAGGCATCACTCACGCGGCGTACCATCGGGCTGGCGGGTGATTGCCACGTTCGCCCACATAGCATTGGCACGATGGGCACGAAGAATGAAGGTCTTGTCTGGGCCATCCGGAAGCAAGGTATCAAGGGCTTCTGCATATACCTTCGCAGCCTGTCTTGCATGTGACATGGCTTCAATCTGCGCATCGGTTGGCTTCAGATATTCAAACGTAGAAGGGTGTAGAGACATGTTAAGCTCTCCTCAATGTCACGCTCTTGGGCTTCGCAGGCGTCGCGTGAAGCGTCTGGAAGATGGTTGCAAGGCCTGTGTCGATGGGGAGTTCTTTGTTCACGAAGCCACCGAGCTTCGGCATTGCGAGGTCGATCATGGAATCACCTTCTATCTGTATAGTACGCTTCCCGGCTTTATTTCGGTATCGTACGTATACTGGAAAGTAGGACGGTATTTTCGGCGATAGTTTTTGGCCAAGACCAGACGGAAATATCTTCGTCGTGCCATCTGGGAGTTCCTGATACACTCCATGGCAGATGACGATGACATTCGTGTCAAAAGTCGCGGATGTAAGGTTCGCAAGGACCATCTCCACTGCACGTTGGGCATCGAAGAATATCGCGCGGCCATCGGTCTTGGGACCGGCGATGGAGGTGTGGTAGGCGAAGGCCGCGTCACAGAGGCGCGATAGGGAATCGAGGATGAGGATGGTATCGGCGCCCCATTCCTTCGGCTTCCCGAGGTCAGGCCAGTTGTCGAGGAGCTTCATTGCATCGATGAAGGCCTTTGCAGGGCCATCGAGCATTGGGCCGGTTGGGCCGGATTTGTATTTGTCGCGCAGGGTGACGAAGTCTACGTTGGCGATCTTCTCTGGGCATTCCTTGAGGACCCGTTCCTTGAGGCCATCGAGGAGGTTGTCCATATCAAGGATGCGGAGTTTGTACCCCGCGGCGACGAGAGATGCCAGCGAAGTGGTCTTGCCGGATTTGGCATCGCCGAGGAGGAGGAGCTTCGTGACGCTGCTACTGTGATGATCAGCGAGGGATGGCATATGTTAGACTTTCATGTTCTTGAAAATTATTATGCATGTGCACGATTACTTCGAAAACTATTTCACGTTCTCGCCGTTTGATACGGTCAATTTCCTCACGTGATAGGATAGATAACTCACCCTGGGGTCCAGGCATCTCGATCTTTACCCACATGGTTCCAGCTTCAGCTGCTTTTAGTTCCAGTATTCTCGGCATTGAGCAGAACCTCCGTGTAAAGGGTTAGCAGGTCACCCTCCCTGACATCATACAACCGCATGTCATGGGTGATGGTGATAGTGGTCGAGCCGCCGATGGCGAGCTTAATGCCTGCGTCGGTTCGTTCCACCACTCTGGCTTTGAGCAGCGGCCAAATTGCGCGCACGTTCTTCTTTTCGGTCATTGGATCGCCTTACTTCCGCAATGATGGCCTCAGTGATTATCCAGATAGTTGCGCAGATCACTGCGAAGCCCGCACAGTACAGTAGGAAATTTAATCCTCCCCAAGCGTAATGCTCGATTTCAGAAACTGCTGTGGAGCTAAAACAATTACCACAGGTTGTTCCAGTGTATTCAGCTTGATGTATCAACGACTGCGTAATGGATTCCATCTCTCGTCCTCCGGTAGTTGCACAAAATCAGCCTTCAGATAACTCTCTCGCACCGACGCAGGCCGTGAGCAGACCTCCCGAAACCGACACCCGCCGAACTTGTCGCAGGCAGTGTCGTTCATTGGCCAATGGCCCGCTTCTGCAAAGGCCTCCGCGGTGTTGAGGTGGTATTCGAGGTCGTCGAGCCATTCGTCGATGACGTCATCCGGGCGATAGGTCGGGCGACGGACGAAGGACATCGGCTTATCCACTGTGACGTGCGCCGCCTCGACGATGACGCCCCTAATCGGCGAATCCATCACCACCTTACCCGCGAAGGCGTAGAGGGTCATTTGGTTATTTGGGGTGTATTGGTTGAAGTAGTAGTCGGTGGGGGTTGTGGCCGTGGTCTTATGATCGAGGACGAAGAGGTCGTCGTTGAAGGAGACGACGCGATCGAGGTGCCCGCAGAGGAGGTAGGGCTGATCAAGAGCACCTGAACTTATGGCTGGGGATATACCATAGTTTGGGTCCTCATGGCGATAGGCTTTGCCCGCAGTGGGTCCCCAATCCAACTCAAACCGAAAGCTCAACTCCACCGCGGGCTTTCCGTTTTCGAGGATAAAGGTCTCGCAGGAATCGTTCCGGAACTCGTCGAGGTAGGCGACGACGAGGTGGAGGAGTTGGTCCTTATTCTTGTTCGCGTAGGGCTTGAGTGTGGGGTCTGGGTCCCAATCGCGGATGCGGATCAATAGCTGCCTAACAGTCTCGCAGCAAGCGTCGTCGAAGGGCTGGCCCTCAGCGGTCAGGTTCTCGAAGTCCTGAATGGCGCTGTGGTATTCTTGGCCGAAGCGAAGGTGGATGGATTCCTCTTTCGGCACCCAGCCTTCGAGCATGTGGTATTGGTAGAGGCGGGGACATGTCTTCAAATAGCCCAATGAGGTACTGTCCCAAGCAAACTGTATCTTCGTCCCCGGAAGGAACGGTGACTGTGGCATGTTGGGCTGGGTCATTTGCGTAGCTCATGTTTGAGATAAAGCCACCAAACCCAAAATGCATTGGGCCTGAAAAATATATGACGATAAAAGCGGTAGAGTCTTCGGGCCATTAGAATCTCCTAAACCCCTTGCCGGGTGCTGTTGGGGCTGGAGCTGGTTGCACCATCGTCGAGAGAAGCTGCTCGATCGACACCGCTGGCGCAGCCTTCGGCTTCCGGGTGCGAACCCCCTGCTCCCGCTGCGCACGTTGCTTGCGTTGGTAGGCGATTATCCGCGAGAGGTCTTGTTTGGAGAGCGAGAGGGGATCAAGGGACATGAGGAGGTCGAGATCGTGGAAGTCGTCATCGGGCATCGAATAGCCTCCCTAGGAACATGTACCAGTACCAACGCCATGAGTAAGGTATACAGCGTCGGGCTGTATCTCGGTAAGATAGTTTGAAGTCCTTATCTGGGATCATGGTAGCTCCACCGTTTTCTTCATAATATAAATCGTACCCGGAGGCTGCGGTTGCATCACGATGAGATCATCGAATGCATCAGAGAGCTTCTTCGCTTCGTACAAGGCCCCCACGAACTTGTGTTGATCATCCGGTACGCAGGTTATGTGGATACCGATCTCTTCGCCGAGCGCAGCTTCCCAAAGCGGGAGGTAGGCTTCTGGGGAAAGTCTAGTGGTCATCGGAGTACCGGGGGCTGACGATCCAAGCGAGCATCGCTATACCAATTCCACCGGGGAAGGATAAATTGGCGCTTAACATGATTAACACTGATCCCATGATAATGAAATAAGCTCGACCAAGCAAGAACCCCCACTTATGCGCCGTCATCCCCCGCCTCCACTTCGCTCAGAAGCTCCACGCGGGATTCATCGAGGATCATTTTCCTCGCGTAAATCCACCATTTCCCTTCGGTGTCATCGCGGATGGTGAATTGCAGGATGTCGTACTCCGACTTCCCATGCATCTGATGACCCGGTTCGTGGATCATCTTGTTCTCCTTGCGATCTAGTTCCCGAGCCTGATTAAGCCGCATGCGGTAGTTATGCGCATCGGCCTCGGTGAGGAAGATCATCCTTGCGCCGGTGTCATCCCCGAGCGCCCGGTCCATGAAGTCTGTGCAGTCTTGGAAAGCCAAGATTGAATTAGGTAGGGGCATTTTCTTCCTCGATCTTTACGAGACGGTAGGTTGATGCGGACTGCGCAAAGCGGCAGATGATGCGTTGGTTCTTGAGGCGTTTGTTAGCTATGCAGATGCTAGTGCTGATGCTTCCAGTGGCATCGATTGGACCCCCATCAGCGTGGCTTGCGTACACGTGGTCAACAATCTGTTGCATCGTGCATTCCGGATTCCATGCAATGAAGAAGTATATCATCTTCTGAAGCGGCGAGAGTTCGATCCCCGCAAGGTTCGGGATCACCGCTCCGCAGCATAAGCAATGCTCGATCTCGCTGCGCCTTGCGAGCTTTATAAGCTTTGTTCTTAGCCCTAGCTTTGCGACGACGTCTGCACGAACCATTGCGGAACCTACTCATGACCAGAGGATTGCTTCCGAATCGATCTCGGTGAGGGAATCGCGGGATCGGGTGCTGATGACGTAGTCAAGATTCCGGTTTTGCTCCGTGGGATCGCGGCGCACCAGCCAAGGATCAAGGTGGATCACCTTGGACCATTCGAGGCCCTTGGCCTTGTGGCCGGTGGTGAGGTAGATCGAGCCTTGTTGGCGGAAGAGGTGCTCCGCGTAGGTGATTGCATCGCCGAGGGTCCGGCCCTGTTGCGCAAAGATGCGTATGCAAGCTGCCATGTCTGGGGCGGATTTGGATTCGCGTTCGAGCTTTGCTTCCTCCCAATCGGCGATGGCGGTGAGGAAGTCGGCGCGGGAGTCGCTCTCGTCGCCGAGCTTCTTCATGATGGCGATCAAACGCGGACCGATGTCAGTGCCAGCAACACTGATACTGCGGCCAAGCCCAAGAAGCCGAAAGCCAACACGAAGAAGTGGAGCGTTATTGCGGCAAATGATAGTGCAATCATCAGGTATGTTACCAGCATGTAGGTCCGTAGGCGTGTCCACCTGCCCGCCTTCCGTAAACCACCGGAAGCTCGGGACGTGCCATTGGACGTGTTGAACAATTGCTGAAGGGCAGCGGAACGAGATGCTGAGGGGCAGACTTGTACATCCATATACTTCTGTTGCGGTGGCCATGCCTCCAGCCTTAGCTCCTCGGAACCCGTAGATATTCTGATTGGGATCACCAACCCCGATGAGCCTTGCCTTAGCCAACTTCGCAAGCAATGCATGATTAACCGGGCTAAGGTCCTGGTATTCATCAACAAGTACAAGCGGGTACTTTGGGAACACTCCGCCGAACAATGCGGGCATGTAGACCTGATCGTTGTAATCGATAAGGCCTTCGAAGGATTGCTTGATGCTTCGTCGAAGCACGGTGTCAATAAGATCACTGGTAAGGTCATCGGGGACCTCGTCGAGGCTGCGGTGGAAGGAGGATTGGGTGAGGAGGCCGGTGCCCTTAGAGAAGCCGTCGGGGAGATAGCCAAGGGCCTTGGCAAGTGCACAACCTGAGAGGACATCGGAATAGATTTGCCACAAAGCGTCCTTGGTATCGCGCGGGGAATCATCGATGATGGCCTTGTAGATATTCCGGCATTTGTTGCTCTCGACGGTGAGCTTCCGGCCCTGCGAATCGGCCCAGATGCGATGGCCCATCGAGTTGAAGGTGCGAACGGTGGTGGAAGGTGGCATCCGGCCTTCGGCTTCGAGGGCGTTCTTTTTGTTGAACACGAGGTAGAGGATCGCTTTCTCGCGCACCGTTCGCGAGAGTTCCTCAAGGGTCGAGGTCTTGCCGGTGCCTGCAAGGGCAGAGATCATCAGGTTCCCAGGTTCTCTGGCCCGAGAGAATATCTCGACCTGTTCTTCAGTAGGTTCCGCGAGGGGCATGGTTTAATCCTCGATTATGTCTTATTATACACGATTTTGTGAGTGAAGTCAACTCCGCAACATGGCCATGGGTGCGTAGGCTTTGCCATTGCCCCAATATTCGCCGGTTTCGAGGTCTGCAACATGCGCCCACACTCCCCAGCCTTCGACTTCAAGAAACTCTTGCATTCGAGCCTCAGCTTCCTCCTTGGTGTCGTATGATCCACGGTAGTCACGAAAGCCTCCTGAGGCATAATAGATATCCCCGCCCATGAATACGAAACGTTTGACCTTGTGCTCGCTCACTGCAACCTCCCCTGCGCCATGCTCGTGACCATCGCCTGCATCACGCGAAGCCGCTCGGCGACAGCTTGCCAGCCGAGGGCGAGGGCTTTGTCTTTGATTCCATCTTCGGTGTGGACGAGGTGAGAGAGCATGAGGCAGTTTTCTTGGGCGAGGATAAGGTGCTCAGTGAGTTGTTCGTACATCAGGGCGGTGGTTGGGAGGCCGGATTGGGTTTCCCATTTCTGTTGCGCCATTACTTCTCTCCCCAGATAATAGGAAAACCATTCTCTTGCTTGAATGAGGTTTCAGACATGCCTTCCAATAGCATCTTGCATCCAGTAAGCTGTTTATATGCGTCTTGGATCGCATCAATTTGTTGCAAGTTGCGATCGGTGGTTATCTCTGCAAATGCATATTGACCATTTGAGCTATAAATGCGCACCTTCCAATACCATTTCATTTCTTCCTCCGGAGGGTGTACGTAGGGTCCTTGCGCCAATCAGGATACCGCTGATCCACGCACTCGACTTCGATTAGGTGTGCGCGGTATCGATGCTCATAATCCGGGTCTACTACCTCCCGGAACTCGCCCGAGGGCATGCGATAACGGCGCAGCACTGGCATCTGCGGATCGCGCCAGTCGAGGCGTGTGTCGGGCTTAGGGCGCTTCATTAGAACCTCCGATAAACAGGTTGCTTGGGCAACAGGTTGGTGAGGTCAAACCGTTTTGCAAAGGCATTCTGCCGATGCAGGTGTTCAATCCAGCCTTCGGGGATGTTGATCCCTGGGATCGCGAGGGGCTCAACCCAGAATGGGATAATGTGGTTGCCGAGAGCATCTTCCCAATCACCATCGGGGGTTTCATATACAACTGTAAACATCACCTGAGCACACTCGACCGAAGTCGCGTTAATGCAAAAGGCTGCGAGGTGCGGTTTCATCCCTCATCCTCCCAAGGCATCGGTCTCCAGCAAGCAATGCCCCAGCCCCGGAAGCCGATGAACCGAACATGCTGGGCCTTGGGTCCAAGGAGCCTGCCGTAGCGAAGCCGGTGGCCGGGGAGGTTGATTACTAGCCAGCAGAGCCATCGGGTCCGCCCGCGTTCAAGGCGCTTCGCGATCCAGCGGGCGAGGGAATAGAGCGCGGGGTGTTGGCGCAGGAAGCGGATCATTGCAAGCGAGCCTTGGTTTGCTCGCCCATGATTGCAAGGAAGGTGTTCTTGTAAATATCCAACATCTCTTCGGTGGTGCAAGTGCCTTCTTGGTTCTTCCAGAGGCAGACGTGGATGTTCAACAAGACCTCAGCAGCATCTTGTGGGCCATCAACGCCTTCGACGAGTCGGGTGAATAGATCATCTGCGAGGGTGATTAGTTGATCTTGTGTCATTGTAAGCCCTCCTAAGGCTTCCTAAAACTTCAGCCTCTCGGCCCATCATGGTTTCGTCGGGATAGAGCCAGTCGATCGATCGTACACGAGCGAACTCTGCGCGGTAGCCGCGTTCATGTTCGACAACATCGCCCCAGAGGAACACCGTGCCGGTGCACATTGCGGGTCGGGAGTGTCGTCGGTAGCCTATGAAGAACGCAAAAGGGCTCTCTTCATAGTTCAAATACGTCCGAATATAATCATGATAATGCTTCGATGCAGAGTCCTTCCATGCATGAATTCCGCGCTGATCCCAGTCCTCCAGCCCCCGGCCTTCAAGGACTTGACCCGGGAGCCAGAAGTCGTCTTGGTAGACAGATTGGAGCTTGCCTTCGGTAATGCGCCAGCAACGATAGCCGACGATCTCGCCTGCGGTGAATCCATCGCGGCGGAGTGGGGGCTTGAGTGTAGGCTCATCAATGCCTAACACTCGCCAAGTTACTACGGGCAAGCCGGTTCTAACCCTGGTAACTCCACCGGCTTTGAGGGCTGCTGCTGCGGGGGAGATTCCGTAGGGACTGTTTCCCCCGGAGTTACTGGATTGGTTACTGGCACCACTGTTATGCGCCTTAAAGGTTCTCCGATGTCGGCCATAGGGAAGCATCCTTAGTTGCGAGTTTGCGCGGTAGACGATATCAGGAACCTCATCCACGACCACACCATCGGGGCCGATTAAGACGAAGGTTTCGGATTTTTGGTTTTGCTTGACCGAGGAAACCTCTCGGCCTCTCCAAGTGATGGCCATTATATGATCCCCATTTCCTTCAGTGCATTTCGGGCTTTCGCGAGATCATCGAGGGAGAGGCCTTGCTTCGCGAGGGCCTTTGGGATGATCTGCGGGCGGATGTAGGGCTCCGGATGCTCCAAGTGCTGGGCACCGAGGAGTTCGAGGGCTTGCGCGAGGCCACCAGAAGAGAGACGGAAGGAGATCACCGCATCAGGGGAGCCCTGCATGGCGCAGTAGATGTTGAGGTCGTCGGACCAGCAGAGGATTGCGTAGGGAGGGGTCATCGCGAAACGGCTTTCAAATAAGCTTGTGAAGGCTTGTTCCAGTGCTTTAATCGGATAATCAACTTAATATTCATCAACTTGCAGTAGTGCCGTATTTGTTTGTTGCTAAGCATCCCCATATACCGTTCTCCGGTTCTAGGATTGCGCTTGCGGCGTATGTCTTGGCTAATGCACCAAACTTCACCGCTACTGTTTATCTGTAATGTTCTATACGAGCATTTTCTCAAAACCGCCTCCATGCAGGTTTGGTGGGTGCGCCCGGTTTGCCAAAGTCAGGTGCCATAATACACTCAAGAGCATTTGCTAATGGTGTTAGCTCTGGCTCGGGTTCAGACGAAGGTTCCAACCACCCCTGCACCCAACCCCCGCGATCAAAATCGAAGAACCACTCATCCCCAACATGCTGCCGGTGCAGGAACTTCGGAAGCATCTCACGGTGTCGGCAGGAGGGATATTTGGCACGCGGACATTCGCAGGTTGTTGCGGTGCAGAGGTAGGAGGATTCGATGTTCATTGCGTCGTCGAATTTGGTGATGCGATAGCTTTCGCCAGCGGCTTTGCAGTTGTAGAGCACGGGCATTAGGTTATCCTCCAAACAACAAATGCAAAAACCCCTACCGCAGCCAGGAACAAGCCTCCAGCCTCAAGGTAGGCGGTTTGGGAGATTGCGAAGCCGAAGTCATCCATTGGCCCAGCCCTCGCGGCGCTCGGTATCGATGTCGAATTGTTCATCGGAAACCGGCGCATTGTTGCGCGGCCTCTGGCACCATTCATCCCAAGCCTCGCGGGTGATGGGGCAGGCGTAGCCGTAATGATCGCGCCACCAAGTTACGTAGATGTCATAAGCGTCTTGCATGTCACGATCCCCGATTATGTCTTATTATACACCATTCCACAGATAAAGTCAAGGGCAGGGAACCGAAGCGCCCTGCCCGATTAGTGCTATGATGGACCGAATATCATCCACCAAAGCCAGATAAGAGTAGCTGCAATAAAGCATACTCCAAGAGCACATAGGAAGATTGAGAAGGCCCAATCAACTCCACCCCAAGGAAGTTCAGTTGTCGTTTGGTTACAGATGTTATAGATTGTGGTTTTGCCAAACGAATAAACTTCGTGGATACATTGTGCTGCGTTGTAGTTAAGGGTTTGATTTCCGTCCAATGAAGCCTCCTAAAATGAAAATGGTGGGCATTTGCGCCCACCATTGGTTGAGTTAGCCAATCATCTGCGAAGCAGGCCGCCATTCGTAATCTTCCTGCGTTCCACCGCCAGCAAGCCAGCCGACGAGAGAGACGTAGAAGGAATGGTCGTAGTAGCGTTTGCCGCTATAGGGGCCCGCAGAGGGCATAGGCACATCCGAAGCTTGCACAGTGTCCAAGGATGCAGTCTCGGACGGGGTGGTTGTCTCCGAGGCAGTAGGGCCCGGCTCACTCTGACCCTCAGCGGCCTTGATAATCTCTGCATTGGGATCAGCAGGCGGGGTATGCGCCTGCGGGTCTGGTTCGACCCGAACGGCTGCGCCTGCAACATCCTTGGGAAGATCACCGTGCCACACGGGCTTGGGTTCTGGTTCAGACGAAGGCTTCGGATCAAGCGCCTGTATCAACGCCCCCGCATTGCCGAACGTAGTGCGCACAAACGCCAGGGCTTTCTCAGTGCGGTCGTCAGCCTCAAGAAACCTAAGCTCCGCGTCGTCACGGGCTACCTCCAACTGCTTGATTTGCGCATGGAGTTCATCAGCCTCGACCTTGCGATCGATAAGCTTCAACTCAAGGCGCTGGATATGCTCGTGTGCTCCATCAAGTTGATTGACAGCATGAGCGAGTTCCTCCCGAACCTGCGGAAGTTGCTCCATGGCTTGCGCCATTTGCACGAGATCGTGGACTAAACTATTCGCGGCATGTGGTGACATGATACTCTCTCCATATTGCATGGGCTCATTCCCACGCACTGTTGGGGAATAGAAAGGGCAGGATGATCCTGAGATTGTTAGGCATTTGCATAAAGCTAAACCAAGATCACGTCGATAAAACGATAGCTTGGGGCAATATGAAATTGCAGTTCTCATTGCTCATCCTGCTTGGGACTACTGGCCCCTTAGAGGTTCAACCATCCTGACCTTGTGTGGGCATGTGGGCCGTGATCATTGCTGGCTGATAGCTCATCACTGGTTAATGATGAGCAGGGTTCTGTTTCGGCTTCGCTCTCGGCGCAACCTTACCGGCTTGGGCCGCAGAGAGGGTCTTACCCTCCCCCTCGGCCTTCCGCTTCGGAGGCACCCTCGGCTTTGCCTTGACTTCCTCGCTCGAAGCCTTTGCGCCGAAGATCTCTTCCAGCCCGGGCATCTTGAGGCTTTCCGCCGCCCCAGCCCGCTCTGCGAGGTTCTTCTCCGCAGCAGCGATCAAGCTGCCACGGTTGCGATCCAGCACGACCTTCGCGAAAGCGGTAATCTCCTTCGCAGAGTACGCACCGACCTTCTGGCCATTGGCTCGGATGACATCCTTCGCCATGTTCTTGGCCAAGCGCAGGGCTTCGGTTTCGACCGCACCGGAAGACTTCTTCGCCTTCGTTGCGCCTTTGATGGACCCAGCATACATTGCTTGGACCGTCTTCTCCGCAACCTCGCGAACCTCAGCCGTCCGCTTCACGCGGTCTTCGCCTTCGAGCTTGGTGATGCCGGGCATGATCTTCGACATCCCGACCTTGTTGACGATGGCATTGAGGCCCTCGGTGAAGATGGCCTTATACACCTCGTCCGAGAACTTGGAAGCGTCAACCTCCAAGACCCCGCAATCGCCCTTCAGGGTCACTGTAAACAGTGCCGAAGGGGCTTGTTCAACCGATAGTTCAGTCATTGATGCATTCTCACTGACTCTTGGGTTCTGATCTGTACTCAGGACCGGCGAATGGTGCTTGGCTAGCCAACGTCCAATCCGTCCTCTATGACCTCATCAGCAAGGGCGTAACCCTTGGACGGGGAGCTATTGCCCCGTTTCGGTCTATCGATAACCTGTACGCACGTAGTACATATTACCATCGATCTCAACAATCTCCCAACCCTGTGGGCAAGATGACCCTGCGGGGCCTTTGCTAGTCTGTACTGGATATCGCTTGCTCATCTCAGCATCCTCTCTGGTTCAGATGATTAGGCTTGAGTGATATTAGGATTGCTTTTGTAATCGTGATCCCATTCATCCATAAGGAACTGAATGCAATCCCATTCCTTATCGGTGATAATACGCTCTGGTGCAGACCATAACCAGCGATCCTCGGTCCAACCCTGTTCACGCAAGTAGTTCTCAGGGCCACTATCATCAATGGCATCGTCGAAATACTCTTGCATCTTGTTACGCAGTGCATCTGAGGCTGTGGGCATCGCTCTAGCTCCCTCGTTTCGACCAGCGCATTATCCCACAGCCGCTCGGCGGCGTCAAATCACGATTTCGTGAGGCGGAATAGGTGCGGGGAGATTGGGTGGATAAGCTGTGCATACTCAATCCAGATCAGGATACTCGGTATCAACCGGCCTATGTGTCCAGTGCTTATTCTCTTCCGTCTCCGCAATCAGAAAGTCATCCGCAATCCACAACCTCCGCGTGGTCGTATCAGCCCTAACCGGCCAAGGGCCATGCAATACCTTCGGCCAATTAAGAATATACCCATGCCTCACCCTCGTGTCCCATGAATTAAGGATCACAACCCGCTGATAGACCTTGAAGCGATAGGTATTCACGGCATCACCCAGCATTGTTTAGGTAGGGGCAATGCAAGGACATACTCAATATACGCAATGCCCTTAGCTGTTGTGCAATAATAAACCCCCTCAACCGGCTCAATCATTCCCCATGCAACCAATTGCCCTGTGAAGTTTGTGGTCGCAATACTATTCGCATGCTGTGGTTCATACTCAGCATACTTTACGGGCCTCGTGTGATACCAAAGCAATATCTGCAAATGCAACGGTGTTAGCGTAGGCTGTGCCATCCCGACCTCTCCCGATTGTACCATTTCATTATACACCAATCCGGCGCAATTGTCAACACCCGCAAGGGCCATTGGCGGCCCTCATTAGGTGCTCATTAGTCCCTCATGCTGCCCCTATTACCCAGCATCTGGTCCTACCTGGCTGTGCCCCTAGGTGGGGGTGGGTGACCCCTTGGGTAGGTTCTAAGTTAGCTATATATATAGAGACAGACAGACAGAAGCACCCCACTAGGGACGGTCTTAGGTACAGCCAGACTGCGGGTAATGAGGGGAGCATGAAGGCTGCATGAGGGCGGAATGACAGCGTTCGATCACGAAATCGTGAATTGCAATCGCCGGGGCGATGTGAGACCTTAGGCCGTCGCCAACGCAATCCCGCATCAAGGGCGACGAGGAGATCGACCGATGACCACGCAATTGACCCAAGACCAGATGCTTGCAATCATCAAGCAATTGCAAGATGATAAGGCCGCGCTCACTGCGAAGCTCGCTGCACCCCGCCGCATCACCCTGAAAGTCTCGGCTAAGGGCGCAATGTCCCTCTACGGCCTTGGCCGCTGGCCCGTGACGCTCTACAAGTCCCAATGGCAGGCCCTGCTTGGCCAGACCAAGGCCATCGAAGAGTTCATGGCCACCAACGCCGCGCTGCTCGCCGACAAGCCGCAGGCCTAGCCCTCCCTGGCCACGCCTACCCAAGGCCTCGTCCTCGCAAGGGGGCGGGGCCAAAATTCTGTCTCGCTCGCGGCCGCCATACCGCTCCCCGCAAGAAATGTGATTTTTGGGTTTGGGGCTATTGGTATAAAATTTGCAAAATAAATAATGCTTGACAAGTGCTTGGTAAATGGACTATACTGAAACATGCATAGGTCGAAATCCGCCTGGGAGAGAGGTCGATGGAAGAGCCGGGATTTTTGAATGCGGGGTACTTGCTCCATTGCGGAGTGTATATGCTCTTGCGGAGGCGTGAGGTGGTTTACGTAGGGCAGTCGAAATCATTGCACAGGCGCCTTGGCGAACACATCAGCCGACGGGGTAAGAAGCCCGCGAAGAACTCGTACTACGGAACCAGCGAATACAATGGTCTTATGTTTGATGATATTCTCGTGAGGCCTTGTATGCTGGCTGTCCTTACTGAAATTGAAGTTGCAATGATCCGCAAGTATCAACCGAAGTACAATGTAAGGGGTAAGAAGCTAAAGCCGGATATCTCGATCGAAGAACTTATCCAGATGATGCCGATGCCCGCAATCGCCGAAGCCCTGCAACCGAAATCGCCGCCAGTCTACCGAAGGTTCTAATGCCCGAACTCCACCGAGGTCGCCTTGCACAGCCCCCGCGAATCATCGCGGTGCGGCCGCTTACGCGCGAGGACCTTGGGGTGCTTAAGGCCCAACGCGTTGCTCCGCGGAGCAAAATCTTCCGCGATACCCACCACCGCCTTGCGCGGCTCATTGCCTCGGGCTTGCCCTATGCAGAAATCCTGCGCATCACTGGCTATTCCTACCAGCGCCTCTCGACCCTGAAGCTCGACCCGGCATTCCAGGAACTCGTCACTACCTATCGCGAGAAGGCCACAGATGCTTGGGTCAACTCGCAAGACGAGTTCTACGAAACCTCAACCTCCAACATGCTCCGCGCGGAACGACAGATCGAGGAGCACCTAGATCGCGCCGATGAAGAAGGCGAATTGGTGCCGCTCAAGTCCCTGCTCGCGATCACGAGCGACCGCGCAGACCGCTTCGGATACCCAAAGAAAAAGGAGATCAACTCCAACCACACGATCGACTTCGCGAAGCGTATCGAAACCGTCATGGCCCGTTCCGGCCGTGGCTCCGTAATAGACGCCAGACCTACGCCCCTCCCGGTACAGTCTGCGTCTATTGCGCCGGATCAAAGGCCTCCCGCTAACGATCCGGCGCCCGCACCGCCCGCAGTCCTACGGCGGTTTTAGGAGAGGAAGATGTCCCATCCGGCATGTGTGGTCGACGTCTTCCTCTCCGAGATCGGGGGCGGCTGATGTTCGAACGCGGGGGCGGGGAACAATGGCAAGATCAACTCGTCGAATGGCTCGCGAGCGTCCGCGATGATCCCCTCGCATTCGTCCTCGGCGCATTCCCTTGGGGTGAAGAGAACACCCCCCTCGCGAAGTTCCCCCGGCCCCTCGACTGGCAATGTGAGGTGCTTGAGTATCTCCGGACTGGATTGCTGACCCCCCACCAAGCCATCTGCCGCGCCACCGCCTCCGGCCACGGCATCGGCAAATCCGCCCTCGTCTCCATGATCCTCATCTGGGCCATGATGACCTTCCCGGATACCAAGGGGGTGATCACCGCGAACACCGAGACCCAGCTAAAGACCAAAACCTGGGCCGAACTCGGGCGCTGGTTCAACCTCTGCTGGTTCGCGCGGGAGTTCTTCGTCCTAAACGCCACCTCCCTCGTCTCCAAGGATCCCGAGCGCGAACGAACCTGGCGCGTGGACATGATCCCTTGGTCGAAAACCAATCCCCAAGCCTTCGCCGGCCTCCACAACTCGGGCAAGCGGCAATTCATGATCTTCGACGAGGCTTCCGAAATCGAAGACATCATCTGGGAAACCGCCGAGGGCTTCCTAACCGATATCGATGCGCAGCGCTTCTGGCTGGCCTTCGGCAACCCGACCCGCAACGCGGGTCGCTTCCGCGAATGCTTCGACGACGGGGGCTTTGCCGGTCTCTGGGAATCCAAGCAAATCGATTCCCGCACCGTCCCCATCACCGATCACGTGTACCAAGACCGGCTCATCAAAGTCTACGGCGACGATAGCGACTACGTCCGCATCCGCATCCTGGGCCAATTCCCCCGCCAAGGCCTGATGGAGTTCTTCAATGCCTTCGAAATCGACTCCGCAATGTCTCCCGAACGCGAGGTCTACATCGACTCCGCAACTCCTTTGGCTGTTGGCGTTGACGTCGCTCGCTACGGCGCCAATAACAGCGTTATCTTTCCTCGCCGCGGCAGGGATGCTCGATCGATCGCTCGCAAGGTGTTCCACGGCCTCTCCACCGTGGAACTGTCCAACCAAGTCTTCGGCGCATGGCACGAGTGGCACCCAGACGGCATCTTCATCGACGAAGGCGGCGTGGGTGGCGGCGTGGTGGACCAATGCCGCTCCAAGCACCTCCAGGTAACCGGGGTCCAGTTCGGCGGCAAGGACGACATCACCGGCGTGGTCTTCAACAACTCCGGCGAGAAATACGCCAACAAACGCGCTGCAATGTACGGTGCCCTACGCGCATGGCTACGTGATGGAGGCTCCCTCCGCGCAGACCCAGACCTCCGCTCCGCCATGCTCGCGATCCGGTACCTCTTCAACAAAAAAGACGAGATCATCCTCGTCTCCAAAGAAGACCTGATGGAGGACAACCCGGGCCTAGTGCTCGATGATCTCGATGCACTCTGCTTGACCTTTGGTGGGCCGATAGCCAGCAAGGTCATTGCCGAAGGCGCCGGCCCCCTCCACGTCACCGAATACGATCCCTTCTCCGAAGACATGATGAGGCCTGCGGCATGACCTGTGGACCATACCCTAGTTGGATTCAAAGCATCAACACCATTGAAGATGCTTATGAGCATTTACGATTTGCATGCAATCGTCTTGAAGAGCTTTTGGAAAAGAGTGATCCAGAAACTAAACAAACTAAGCGCTGTGATAAAGCCGTGACAGTGATGAAGGTTGGATTTAAGATTTTGAAGAAGGCAATTGGATATACTAAGTCTGAGATTAAGGAGGCGGCATGAGCCCTCCCTCCGCACCGCTGCCCCAACTACCTCAATCCCCCGGCGCCCCGCCAGTCTTCGGGATGTCTCCCGTGGGCCAAAAGCCCGGCGCAAAGACCCCTACCCCCTCGTACCTCAACGCCGCGATGTCGCCCTCGAAGGGGCAGACTGCGCAGAAGACTTTGGTAGGTCAGTAAACTATGGCTGATGTTGGTGTACCACCTTTTGTAAAAGATCAGGCAGACCTAAGTAAGCCACTCGAAGTTAATAAAATGTCAGATGATGAATTCAACGCAACTTGGGTTAGATCGGTTGCACGTAATGGTCGTAGCGATTTTGAAATGCGGGCTTTACATCCTGATCTCGATGCATATAAGTTAAATGAAAAGAGTGACATGATTAGCTATCATACCAAACCAAACCAGAAGGCTTTGACCTCATAATGCCCACAGCCCCAATGCTCCCGCCGGAGGAAATGGCTAAGGCCGCCGGAGCACCCGCTGGTCTGAACCCAGCTAATTTCTTGATTGCTGCGGCAGATATGCATGGCTCTGGCCAACTGAGTATGCCCAAGGGTCCTTCGCAGACCATGCCCTCGCTCTCGAAGCACGGCGGCGGGCCCAAGAAGCTGAAGGTCCTCAAGTGAATATCTATGCCCCGCCGCAGCAAGGCTCCCCGACCTACGTCGAGCTAGTAACGGAGAAGGACCTCGCCCTGCGTGCGTTTCAGCAGGGGCGCCTGCTTGGCCTTCGCAACAATCGATATAGCTGGTGGACGCATGCCAGAGAGTTGGCCGATTACATCCTCCCCAGGAGATACCGATGGCTGATAACCCAGAACCAGCAGAACCGGGGCTCGCCGATCAATCAACATATTCTAGATTCTACCGGCACTTTAGCCGCGAGAAACTTAGCGGCCGGTATGATGAGCGGCATTTCGTCTCCCACACGACCGTGGTTCAAACTAAAGTACGGCCGCATCGACTCGACCCAGACATCGCCCGTAAGCTTATGGCTCGCTGAATGCGAGCGCCTAATGTACCTCGTCTTCGCCGAGTCCAACTTCTACACAGCGATGGCGATCTTCTACTTCGATCTCATCGTCTTCGGTACGGCGGTGTTGTTAATTTATGAAGACTACGACAACGTCGTCAACTGCATCAACCCCTGCTTCGGCGAGTACTACGTAGACATCGATGGCAAATACCGCCCGGTGATCTTCTATCGCGAGTTCACCTACACCATCGCCCAGACCGTAGACGAGTTCGGCTACGACAACACCTCGCCAATGGTGCGCCAATACTACGACCTTCGCGATGGCGCGAACCTAACCCGGGAGATAATCATTGCCCATGCAATCGAACCCAACACCGACCCAGAGAAATACGGCATCCCCAAACACTTTAAGTACCGTGAAACTTATTGGGAATGGGGTGGTGCAACAAATCCGCAGGGCGGCACCTCGTCGCGAGGATTTCTCCGCAAGCGCGGGTTCCACGATCGAGCAGCTATCATTGGTAGATGGGACCTTGTGGCTAATGATCCGTACGGGAGATCGCCGGGCATGGACGCGTTGCCCGACATTAAACAACTCCAGCAAGAGACGCGTAGGAAAGCGCAGGGTATCGACAAGGGCATCAACCCACCCCTGATCGCAGATGTGCAACTAAAGAACCAACCCGCCTCGCTCCTCCCCGGTGGCATGACCTTCCTGCAAGGCATGATGAACGCCTCAGGCGATGGCATGAAACCTGCCTACGGCAACTGGAAGCCAGACATCGCAGCCATCTCCGAAGACATGCAAGAGGTCCGCCAGCGCATCAAGGACACGTTCTTCAACTCCCTCTTCCAAGTCGCTTCGCAGTTCGAAACCCGCTCCAACATCACCGCGGTTGAATGGGATATGCGGAAGAGCGAATCGCTGATGATGCTCACGCCAGTGATCGAGCGCCTCCAGAGTGAGGTATTGGCCCCTGTCATCGACCGCGTCTGGGGCATCATGTCCCGCGCAGGAATCTTCCCGCCGCCCCCGGCCGAGGTCGCTGGGAAGGACCTCAATATCGAATACACCTCCATGCTGGCGATCTCGCAAAAGGCCGCCCAAGCTGGCTCCATCGAGCGCATGTTCCAGATCGTTGGCCAAGTCGCAGGCATCGACCCAGCAGCCACCGATAACCTCGACTTCGATATGGCCCTCGACATCTACTCCAATCTCCTCAACAACGACCCGCGGATCATCCGCTCGCCCGCCGCCCTCGCAGCCCTACGCACAGCACGTCAGCAACAGCAGGCCCAACAGCAAGCCGTTCAAAACGCCGAGACGCTCTCGAAGGCCGGAGCCAATGCCTCCGCAATCGACGTGGGCGGTGGCCAGAACCTCGTGCAGAAGATGCTAACCGCATGACCCTCACCACCTACGAACGCGATCTCGCAATGAACCATTACGTGGAGGCCGACGGATGGAAGTCCAGCACACCCTCAAGGTTCGAA